AGATAGTTTAGATGCCAAGGACTCTTCCGGTAACTCGCTTGTAGGATCTACTCCTAGGTTTAATAAATTTGTTAAAGGGTCTTACTCTTTAGCTGATGGCTCTAATGGAGATATGACTAACACTGAACTTATTGGAGATTCCACGGCAAAGTCTGGAATTCATGCTTTAGATGATGATACGCTAAACGTATCCTTAGCACTCGTTCCTGGCATAACTGCTCAAGCTGTTCAAAATGAATTAATAAGTCTTGCTGAAAGCACTCAAAACTTCCTCGCTGTAGTTTCTCCCCCTCAAGGTCTGACCACTGTGCAGCAGGCTATTGATTGGAGTAATGGTCAGTCTGACGAAAGAACCGCTGCGCTTACAAGCAACTACGCTGCTATTTACTGGCCTTGGGTTCAGACTTATGATAACTTCGCTGCTAAAGATCGTTGGTACGATCCTGCTATTTACGCGATAAGGCAAATGGCTTATACTGATGAAATTTCTGACCCCTGGTTCGCTCCTGCTGGTGTTGTAAGAGGTACGCTTACCAAGCCTACTGATGTCGAGCTATCAGTTAATGAGGGTGATAGAGACTCTATGTATAGTGGTGGTAATGTCATTAACCCAATCGTTAACTTCCCACAGCAGGGTATAGTTATCTTCGGTCAGAGAACTGCTCAAAGAGACTCCACTGCTCTCGATAGAGTAAATGTTAGAAGATTACTAATTCAAGTTAAGAAAACATTACTGAACTCCACCAGAAGATTCGTCTTCGAGCCTAATGATGCCACTACTTGGGAGAAGATTACTGGTGTAGTAGAGCCTCTTATGGATGATATCAGAAGAAGGCAGGGTCTTGTAGATTACAAGGTAATCTGTGATGAGACTACTAACACTGCGGTTCGTGTAGATAGAAACGAAATGTGGTGCAAGGTTCTTATCAAGCCTACTAAAGCTGCTGAAGTTATCGTATTCGAGCTTAACCTTACGAGCCAAGCGGCACAAATATAAAGGATTAAATTATGGCTAAATCATCTTACTACGCTTCTCAAGCCTTAAACAGAGATCTAAAAGATAACAAAGGTCTTCCTGTAATCTCTCAAGACTTAGATGCGATCAGAGCTTATCAGTGGGAAATTACCTTCAAGAACCTTCCATCAGAAGTAGAGGTTCCTCTAGGTTTCTCAAAGCCCTTAACTTTAGCTGCTAAACAAGTTAATGGTTTATCAGTTTCCGTAGAGGATATTGAGGTTAACCGAGTTAATGATAAGGTGTACTACCCTGGCAGACCTTCTATGGGTGAGCTTGAAGTAACCTTTGATAACCTTCTCAAAACCAAAGCAGGATACCAGCTTTACAAGTACTTCCAAACTACTTACGACCCTGCCACGGGTGAGATGACCTCTACCTTCCTCAACAATCCAGGTAGTTTCAAAACTACCATAGAGATTTTAGAGCTTAATGGTCAGATGGATCCTGTTTCTTTAGTAGAGGTTAGAGGTGCTTATCCTAAGTCCTTTACCAAGGCAGAAAAGAACTACTCTACTAACGAGTTTGACACTCTCTCTGTTAGTTTCCGTTACGACTTCTTATTCCAAAGAGGGGACGCTATTTAGAACTATTATAATCTAGGAATTGGCCCAACTCAGCCTGTGTCTCTGGTTGGGTTGGGCCTTTTTATTATCATGGAATTTTTTAATCAATTACTCACTAGCTATAATCTTCTTAAGAAAAGGAAGCTTCAAGTCACTTTAGATGAGGAGAGTCCAGGTGCCAAGCTTACAAAGTTTTCTGAGGTAGAGAAAATATCTAGAGGTAATTCTGAACACGCAGAAGCAGCTAGACAGGCTACAGAAAAAGCTCAAAGTGAGACTGAGCAGATGTTTGCTAGTCCTCCAGATACGGAATACAGAAGGCAGGCGACACCTGGAAACCCCATTCCGATTGCTAGAAGAGATGATACAGGAAAACTTATTCCTTACGGGAAGCCCGCCCAGCTTAAAGTTAAAAGTGATTTAGCGGTAAAATATTATCTAGAGTTAGTAAACCAAGGTGTGGCTCAAGATGGAGAAGTCTTATCCGTTGAAACTCAAGAGCTATTAAGTAGAACAGGTGTACAAGAGTTAGTAGATAAGCTTAACGAAGAGGAAGATGGAGCAGGTAGTAGATTAGTAGGAGAGTTGGGGGAGGTATATCGTCTTTCCAATGAATTAGGTCTAGATAGTTTATTCTTAAACAGGTCTACAAGTATTCCTAATAAAGTAGTTGAAAGTTTAACAGGTAAGAAGTATCAATTCTCTACTGAGGAGGACGCACTTTCTGGTAGATTGATTGGGGATAAGTATACCAGACCTACTTCTGATCAGGTTATAGGATCTTTACAAAATCTAAAACAGGTCTTAAGTCTGTACAAAAAATCTGAAACTACAGAAGGGCTCTCTCAAAATGAGTACGAGTACTTAAAAAATACCATTAAAAGAGTATCTTACAGGGCAGGAGGTAGAGAGTCTTTTAGGGTTTTTGTAAGATCTAGTGAAATAGATAAAGAGTCTTTGGGTTTATCTTTTGATTGGAGATCAGATACCGCGCCTACCGATTTACAAAATGTAATAAGAAAGTTAGAAGAGAACTTAGATAGGTTAGCTACTGATGAGAAGATAGATGACTACGATGGTTTACCTTTCGTAGAAGTAACTCCTCCAGAGGGTAGAGTTGATAGTCACGTTATTGGGGATGTGGCTGAGGATTGTGGACCTATCGTATCTCTTTTACAGATGGGAGAAACTAAAAAGGCAGCCAATCTTTTCGAGCAGCTTTTTAAAAAGCACGGTAAAAAGATTTCAGATACATTCAAGCTTAACGATGCCGCTACTGATGGTGATTTAATAGGTACGCAAATTACTGAAGAAACCAGGCAGTTTGTAAACGAATTAAAAGAAAACTTCCAAAGTGATGACGCTAGGACTGTATTCAGTAAGTTGCTGCCTACGCTTATATCCTCAGTCGCTAATGATATAATGCGAATGAAGCCAGACTTCGTAATGAGAGTCGGAGGTGGCAGAGCAGGTATAGGTGGAGATAAGACTGATCAGGTTTTATTTTACGATACTGCCGAAAAGGCCGCAGAGGCATCTAGAGAAGCGGGCACAGAAGCTAAAGTAGGGAAGTTGAAAGATATTCTAAGTGATAAAGAACTTGAGAGAGCTAAAGAATTATATGGTAACAAGATTGACGAGAATAAAGATTATCACTATATAGATGATAGCTTGAAATGCACTAACGACCCGGGCAGGACTAATTTAGGAACAGGAGCAGGGCCTTTAGTTATGGCTCAAGATTTTAGAAATGAGGATGATACTTGGTCTCAAGGATTGATCAAAACCTTAGGCTTAAAAGGAGCTACTAAACAAGCGACTATGGCTAACTTTGAGCAGGTAGAAGCTGATAGTAGACTTTTAAATAGTATTTTTGATGCAGGGGGAACCTCTGTAAGCCCTGAAGAGTCTGCCAATACATTTATAGCCGCTCTTGATGGTGGGGCATTAGCTAGTTTAGGTATTGAAGAATCGGAAAGAAAGTCTATAAAGAAACTAATTAAAGATGAGTTAGGGAGAAAAGGTGGAGGAGATATTGCTGGGTTAAAGAGGAAGCTAGAGCACGGGATATTAACTAAGAGGATAGAAAACGGAAGTGCTGTCGGGGATGAGAGTTGGAGGGCTGTAGGTGCTTTAATGATGATGAGGGGGTGTTATGATACCTCCAAAGGCTCCAAGCTCGTAGTAGACTATCTAACTGGGAATAATTATAGGTACAATGGCAATAAACCTATGATGAAGAAGTTTAAAAACTACATGAAGACTGGCGAAGGGTGGACCTCCTCTAAAGGTGATTTTGGCACAGGAAGTAGTTTTGGGATAGGTGGGTACACCTGCAAGTTCACTCATAGCGCAGCAACCGGAACGGTAGGCACTAAGTTTGATGGTCCTGTAGAGCGAGGTTCGGTACGCAAGTTAGAGGCAGGGCCTGAAAATAGCAGTACAGAATACTCTACTACAGAACTTATGAACATGCTTCTAGAAGTTCAACAGTTAATATTCTCTAACTTAGTTAAAGAATAAAGAATTATCTATACTTAGTATATCTTTAAGAGATACTAAAATATAGTCATGTAATATATAGATTATTCTTTTTTTATTAAGCTTTAGTTGATTACTTATATGGCTATCTTGTTTAATTAAAGCTATAATATCGCGCCTATCCTGAGCCATCAAAACAATTGCTTCTTTTTTTGCCTTGTTTGCATCGGTCTCTGCCTGTTCAATGAACTTGTAGATCTTAGACTTGTGATCAAGTAGTGAGTAGATATCCAGATCATTGTAACCTTTCTTACACTCTATGGTGTAGATGAAATTCTTGGGGGTTATCAAATCTCCATAGATTTTTAGATGATCTGGCAGGTTGTGGGTGGTAGCATAGGCACCCGAACCAGGAGATCGTTGAAAGTCGGTGGTCTCGAAGTGTTCGTTTAATATCTTGGCTACCTTTCGCTCGAATGCGGATCCTTTAGCCTTACTATTCTTCCGTTTAGGTTTCTTACGCAGCTTTTCAAAGTCGTATGAATCTTCCATAATTGTTGAAACTTATCTCCTTCAATACTATTATAGGGTATGTTAGATATAGAAATGACACCTTCTGAGTTTGATGAAACTCTGAAGAATTTTAAACCTGATGATTGGTCTGTTAGGATCGAGTACAGAAAGAGAGATCGTATGAAGGTAGGATTTAAATTAACTAAGCAGGAGGCCGAGGCTTTCACAAACTTTAAGAATCAGACTAAGCCTGATGCTATTTCTGAAGATAGTTTCCTTAAGTCTATTTTCTTTTTAGGGCTGTCCACACTTGAGGCGAATATTTCACGCAAGATTCAAGAGGAGCTTGCTGCTCAAGATGAGAATGTAGAGATCCCTGAAGAGGAGCAAGAGGTTTCAGACAATGCAAACGCAGAGTAGTATTAATTACTGCACCCGAGAGAATCAGATTAACAAGCTGATTAAGGATCAGAAGTTTAGTAAGAAGAAGTCTTACTTTCTTTTCGTATCCTTGTGGGATGACGTATGTTCCTCCCTTCTTAAAGAGCTTGAAAATAACCCGCCTAACTTCGATGTGAATGTCGTAAACTCATTCGACACTCCTCATAGTTTTGT